CTGTAGGGTTCACACCGAAAAATGGCAAGGTATTGATATATCTAAACAAAATGCTATGGCTACTTATGAGATACTGAATTTCTCATTTACTGCTCGTGTATGGACTGAGGATAGAACATTATTAGCTGAAGAGATTAAGCCAAATTTACCATGGGCTGATGACCACTTTAAGGAAAGAGTATGTGGTGAACCAATCAATCCAGGTGTAGAATGGGCAAACTGGCCTTACAGTCATTCAGCTGATAAATTCCGTGATGATAATGGACAATTCAATCATAACTACATGGAAAGATATTGGCCTAGATACGCTGGACTAACAGACCAAGGCGAGCTTAGAGAAACCATGTTTGACCCCAATCATCCAGAGTATGACCCATCAAACTTTAATAGGGGTATAAGACAAAATAGCTGTCTTGGCGACCTTAATGATGTAGTTAATCTATTAAGAGAACAACCACTAACAAGACAAGCATATCTACCTATATTTTTTCCTGAAGACACTGGTGCAGTTAATGGTGGTAGAATGCCATGTACCTTAGGGTATCATTTTATAGTTAGGCAGGATATGCTTCATATTACCTACTACCTAAGGTCATGTGACTTTGTAAGACACTTTAGAGATGATATTTATCTTACAGTATTACTACAGTTATGGGTACTTGACCAGCTACGACTTAAAAACCCTGAGTATTGGGGTAAAATAAGACCAGGTCTATTTACGATGCATATTGTAAGTCTTCACCTATTCGCTAATGACTATATAAGACTGTTTGGCCAACCTCCAATAAAGTAAGCAATATGAGAATAAGCCGTAACCAGATGTTTATGGAGATGGCTCGCTCAGCTTCAAAACGTTCCACTTGTCATCGATTAAATGTGGGATGTGTTATAGTTGTAGAAAACCGAGTAGTATCTATTGGCTATAATGGTTCACCCTCTGGTGAAGAACACTGTAAAGGTAATGACTGTCCATTGTCATCTAGTGGTGGATGCACTAAAACAATTCATGCTGAAGACAATGCTATAAGGTTTATACCTAATAGTGAGTGGCCTAAGGATAAGTCGCTTTATGTAACTCATTCACCTTGCCCTATGTGTGCTGAAAAATTAATAGCTGCAGGTATTAAGGTTGTATATTATGAAGTAGCATATAGAGATACTACATCATTAGCTCTACTCATTAAAAGCGGTATAGAAGTATACCAAATTACTCCATCTGGGTATTTACTTGACCATTCCAATAATAAGGTGATAATGCCATGAGGGATATTAATTGCAGTAGATGCAAGCTTTCATCGGGTTGCCAAAGCGTATGCTTATTAGGTAACTATTCTACAGATATTAAGTCAAAGATAATGGTTATCATTGACTCGCCATCTAAAGCTGATGATGAGTGTGATAGAGCCTACAGTAGTAAGTATGGTCAGAATGTTCACGACCTGCTATCCAGTGCCGGTATACAAGACTATTATTATACCTATGCAGTTCACTGTAGAAAGCCAGGTGACAAAGAACCAACAAAGACAGAGATAAATGCTTGCAGGTATTGGCTAGAGAAAGAAATAGAGTTAGTAAAACCACAATTCATTCTGCTTTTTGGCAACGTAGCATTGCAAGCAGCATTAGGTATAAAAGGCATAAAGAAAGCTAGAGGTAAACCTACGAAGGTTAACGATATAGTATATATGCCAACCTATTCAATCAGTAACCTCGTCTATGACCCAGCACTTTCTTCGGTAGTTGAAGCTGATATATCCACATTTAATAGCATCATAATGAATGGTGGGCTATTAGAAGAGGAATCACTCAATCTTAGGGTTGTAAATGACGATGATACCTTTGATGAGATGTTAGCTGACCTGAGTGGTGTTATCTCTTTTGATATTGAGACTACAGGGTTGTATCCTTGGGACAATGGTGCAGAGATTAACTTTATTGGCTTCGGCACTAAGAATTATCAATGGTCGATACCCCTTGCTAAGCAGTACTCACTGTGGGGTCATCGCAATAGAAAAGCTATCATAAAAGAGCTAACAGTTAAGCTTGATGATTGCATACTTGTAGCACATAATGGCAAGTTTGATATGCTTTGGATGAAAGTACACTACGATGTAGATTGGTACTTAGACTTTGATACGATGATGGCTCACTATGCATTAGATGAGAATAGTCAACATGGCCTAAAATACCTATCCTCTATTTACTGTGGTGCACCTAACTATGATATTGGTGGTGAAGACAAAATAAAGGGTACATTAGAAGTAGTCTCAAAGTATCATGGATTAGATTTACTATACACATTAAAGCTATACTACATCTTCAGTAGAAGGCTATCAAAAGAACCAAAAACTAAGAAGGTATTTGATAAGATCATCATGCCATGTGCACGACTCTTTATCAGCATTGAATACTATGGTATCTATATTGACTTGTCTCGTATGCAAGATGCTGAGGATTACCTCAAGAATGAGCTTACTGAGGCACTAAAGGTACTTGAGAAGTGGGGACCAGGTACAAACTGGAATTCACCTAAACAGCTTGGTGAGCTACTCTATGATAAGCTTAAGATACCTGTAGTATCATATACACCTAAAGGTGGTAGAGCTACAAGCGAGTCTGTTATTAAACAGATAGACCATCCAATGTGTGCATCGCTCCTACGATACCGGGAAGCATCAAAACAGCTGAGTGCTTTCATTGAAGGTTGGAAACCTTTTATTGTAGATAGTAGACTACATCCAAGCTTTAAACTGCATGGTACTGTAACTGGTAGATTATCATGTGAACGACCTAACCTACAGCAAGTACCTAGAGACCCAAGAATTAGGTCATTGATTACAGCACCCGAAGGCTGGCAATTAATAGATGCCGACCTTTCACAAATTGAGTTAAGGGTAGCGGCTGAGGTAGCTAATGAAACAACAATGCTACATGCGTTTGCTACAAACGTGGATGTTCACTGGCTTACATTGATAAGAGAATTGGGTAGACAGGGTAGTGAGCCTGACTTAATCAAACATACAGCTACTTGTTTAATAAAGAAATATGAGAAAACCATACTTGATAAGCCAATTAACTATGGTGAAGCTATACAGGTACTATTAAAGTATGGTCCTGAGAAAGCTCAAGAGTTTGATAAAGGCTGGAAAGAATTAAGAAAGAAAGCTAAAGCTATTAATTTTGGTTTCTTATATGGTATGTGGTGGGTAAAGTTTAAAGACTATGCTCGTGACAACTATGGAGTAACAGTTACTGATGAAGAAGCTAAAGCTAGCCGTGATGCATTCTTCGAATTGTATCCAGAGTTTGTTAATTGGCACAATGACCAAAAACGCTTTGTAAGAAGACACGGTTATGTAGAAAGCCTTATTGGTAGAAGAAGAAGATTACCAGAAGCTAAGGCTGCTTATGACACACCAGGTAAGAAAGAAGCTGAAAGACAAGCAATCAACTCACCTGTTCAATCATTCGCTAACGACCTTAATCTTATGACAGCACTACAAATCTCTAAAGAGTACAGTGTAGATAAAGTAAGGGTTATTGGTACTGTCCATGACGCTACTATGTTCTTAGTCAAGGATGAGTATGTTCAAGAAGTGTATAATAGAATACTACAGGTGATGTCTGGCCCTGACCTATTAAAAGACTTTGGTGTTGACCTTAGGGTACCAATTTTAGGTGAAGCACAGATTGGTCCATGGAGTAAAGGGGTTAGTTTAGAAAAATGGCTATCAAAGTAAGTCAATCAAAAATCAAGACTTGGCGTCAATGCCAATTCGCCTATCATCAGAAGTATGTGGAGTTCCTGAAGAAAAAAGTGGTTAAAAGACCATTTACCTTTGGTGGTATAGTGCATGAGCTTATTGAGGAGTATGCTAACAATAGAGACCCCTTCAAAAAGCTAGACGCTATACAGGCTGAGAAAGGTAAGATGTTCGAAGCAGAGTTTGAGCTATATGGCGATATTATAGAGGATGTTCGCAGCATTATGACTGAGTACTTTGAGTACTGGGGTGATGACTCACTGATGTATCTTAGAAGAGGTAATCGTTATGCTGAGCATGAGTTTAATATAGAGATAGCTGATGGTATTATCTTTAATGGTAAAATAGATGCTATAGCTAAAACACCTAATAAGCTATTATGGATTGTTGAGCATAAGACCTTTAAAAGGATGCCTGAGAATGATGAAAGGTGGAGAAACATTCAGTCAGCGGTATATCTAAAAGCACTACAGATAACTGGTTTAGGTGAGGCTGACGGGATGTGCTGGGATTATATTCACAGTGGTTCACCCGAGGTTCCCAAGATACTAAAAAGCGGCAAATTATCAGAAGCTAAATTGAATACATTACCGAGTGTTATTCGTAGGTATGCTGAAGAACAAGGCTATGACCCTAACTTCTCCAAGAAGCTTATTGATGCTGCTCAACAAAACATACCCAATTACTTTATGAGGGTATTCACACCAATTAACCAGAATATCGTGGAGTCTGTTTATAAAGATTTTATTGACAGTGCCCAAGAATTAATAGAGAATCATGGAAAGAAAAAGGTTAAGAACATTGGAATGCACTGCAAGTGGTGTGACTATGAACCTATCTGTAGAGCTGAGCTGACCGGCTCAGATGTGGACATGATTATAAAAGGTCAGTATAAAATAGAAAAGAGAGAAACCAAAGATGAAAACCCCAAGTAAATTACCGATAGTACCTATCTCTACAGGTAGAGGTTATAGAAGCTATGCTATTTATGGAAGAAGTGGTACAGGTAAAACCACACTGTCCTCAACATTTCCAAAGAAGATACTTCACCTTGATGTAAGAGATGATGGTACCGATAGTATTGCTGACGTTGAAGGTATCGACCTTATTCGTGTTGATAGCTGGGAAGAATTTGAGGATGTGTACTGGTGGCTGATAGCCAATAAAACCCATGGTTACCAAACACTTACTATTGATACTATCACACAGGTTCAGGGCTTAGCACTTGAGCATGTATTAGCTAAGAAGAATAAGAAGGTCGAAAATGCCGGTGACTGGGGCACAATGACCAAGAAAGAGTGGGGTGAAGTAAGCTCACTTATGAAAGACTGGATAACCCGTTTAAGAGACTTAAAGATGCATGTTATCTTTTTAGCTCAAGAACGCATATTTAATGCTGGTGAAGAAGCAGAGATTGATGAAGACACAGTCAATCCAGAAGTTGGAGCTCGCTTATCACCAGCAGTAAAAGATCACCTGAACTCTGTAGTTTCGGTGATTGCTAATACCTTTATCCGCTCTAGGATAAAAGTTACTGAAGTCAAAGGTAAAAAAGTAGAGGAGGAAGTTTATGATTTTTGTTTACGTTTAGCACCAAACTCAGTGTATACAACTAAAGTAAGAAAACCAAAGAATATCTCAATACCTAAGTTCATAAAGAACCCAAGTTTTGAGGAAATTAACGCCATTATCAAAGGAGACTAACATGGCTAGAGCTAAAAAGAATACAATCAGAATTGACTTATCAGCTGTTGACAGCAGACTTAATCTGTATGGATTTAGTGGTCAGTATGCTTTCGAAATCACCTCAGCGGTTTTTGGTAAAAGCAGTTCATCTGGTCAAGAACAAGTACAAGTTAAGACAAGCATCATTGACTCGCCTTATCCTAAGTTTATTGGTAAAGTGCTCAATATCCAGCTTAACCTTCAACCTCAGTCATTATGGGTGTTGAGACAGCTTATCGAAGCTGTAGATGTAGACGTACCAGCTGGAGCTTTTGACTTAGACCTAGATGAGTTGGTTGGCAAAAGATTTAGTGCTACAGTTGAAGACAACTCTTATGATGGTAAAAACAGCCACCGTATTACTGGCTATACTTCTTATGATGACTCTGATGAAGAGCCAACACTAGTAAAGAAGAAAGCTGCTAAGGTTGTTGAAGAAGACGAAGAGGAAGATGAAGAACCAGCTAAGCCTGCTAAGAAAGCACCAGCTAAGGCTGAAGTAGTTGAAGAAGACGAAGAAGTTGAAGAAGCACCTAAAGCTACCAAAAAGCCTAGTAAAGCAAAGGTTGAATATACCTCTGATGATATTATGGACATGGATGCTGAAGAGCTTGAAGACTTGGTTAAAAAGTTAGGACTAGATGTAGACTTGTCTGAGTACACTACACTCCGTAAAAAGTACAATGTGGTTATTGAGGCTCTTATCGCTGCTGGCTTTATGGCAGACGATGCCTAAAAAACCAGAGTCAAAACGGCAATTAAAAATCCGTAAAGCACTGGAAGCTACTGTTGGGGGCCGCTGGAAAAAAATTCATGGCGGTCCCTTTCAGCCTTGTATGCTTGACTTGGTAGGTTGTGTACGAGGCCTATACTTTGAGTTTGAAGTTAAAGAGCCTGGTGAAGAACCTACAGAAAGACAGCTGTATGAGATACAAAGAGTAATAGAAAATGGTGGTATATCAATGACCATCACTACAGCTGAGGAGGCTATTGATGCTGTACGAAAAGCTATTCGACTATCAAAAGGCCGCAGTTGATACTATATGTGTTCAGCCAAGCACTGCGTTACTATTTGACCAAGGCACTGGTAAAACTTGGGTTACTGCTGGTATAATAGAGAAACTACTTCACCCTAAAGCTGAGTACCTTCTTATAGTACCATTAACAAACATAGATACAACTTGGGTAAAGACCCTATCACAGTTCAAAGATTTAGCTATCTTTAAAGATTTTAATGAGTATAAAGCCTACAGAGATGGGCCAAAACTATTCCTTACTCATTATGAAGGTCTACCAAAATTCATTGATAAGCTATGCAGAGTTCACTGGACATTAATTGCTCTAGATGAAAGTCAAAGAATAAAAGGTCGCAATACTCAGCAATCAAAGCGTGCAGCAAGATTAAAGTTAGCTGACCATAAGGTAATCCTATCAGGCACACCCATTGATAAATCACCAATAGATATGTGGGCTCAATTCAGGTTTGTAGCACCTGAGGTGTTTGGTACAAGGTGGAAAGACTTTGAAGAAGAGTACTGCTACAAGACTGGCTTTATGGGTAAAGAAATAAAGTTCAGAGTCAAGAAGATGCCAGAATTCTTGGAAAAGCTTAAGCCCTATTGTATCCGTGTAGTAAAATCTGATGTACTCGACTTGCCACCAATGGAGATAATACTATCACCTGTAGACCTACTTGGTAAGCAGCTACGGATATATGATGAGATGAATAGTGAGATGATAACCTCGCTAGAAGGCCAGACACTTGCTGTAGACCTTAAGATAACTCAGATAGCTAAATTACAACAAATATGTGGTGGTTTTATACTGAATGAAGACCGAGAAGTATTAGCTATAGGTCGGGCTAAAGTACGTCGTGTAACATCACTCATAAAGACAATAACCGCACCTGTGGTGATATTCTGCAAGTACCTTGAAGAGATAGAAATAGTAGCTCGGGAGCTATCTCACCTTAAATTAGCTATACTATGTGGTAAAACAAAGAACAGGGCCAAGATGATAGAAGACTTTCAGGATGGTCTCTATGATGTGATAATATGCCAGATTAAAACCGGTGGAGTTGGTATAGACTTATTCAGGTCATGCAATGTTATCTTCTACTCATTAACCTACAGCTTTATAGATTATGAACAGGCTTTAGCAAGAGTCCATAGGCATGGCCAGACTAAAGAGGTAAAAATTTATCTCATCTATGCAAAGAATACTATTGACGAAGCGATATATGAAGCTATATTATCCAAAAAGTCAATCAGTGACACAGTTCTTAAAAGCCTTAAAGGAGTAACCCATGGCAAACGTAAAAGCAAAAGCTAAGATTAAAGAAGTAGAATTGGACCAAGAAGTTCAGGTTCAAGTTGAAAAGAAACTCGGTATTAATGAGCTTTCAGAAGCATTGAATATCAAGCCAGCATCAGCACGAGTAAGACTCCGTGGAGCTGGTATCAAAAAAGTTGGTCGTTCTTATGAATGGACCCAAGAAGAATTTGATAACGTGATTGCTGAGCTTAAAGCTGATGACGTACCAGCACCTGTAAAAGAAAAAGCTACCAAAGCTAAAAAACTTAAAGCAGTTGCTCAGCCAGTATCTGATGAGGATGACGTTCCATTCTTCAATGATAATGGCGCAGTAGACGAAGAATACTAAGCTGGGAAAGCCTCTCGAGATAGTTCAAAATGTGGACCATCAAAGAGAGGCTTTTTCTTAGGGTTT